GCATACGAAGGGAATCGTGAACTTCACCGTCGAAACGAGCGGCACGAAATCCGACTTGCCGGTGTATCTGGCCATGAAGTACCCGTCCCTGTCTGGCAATATTAGCGGCCTGGCTCCGGCACGCACGTCCAGGAGCGTCCCGAGCGCAATGGCATTAGACATGAGCGTCGCGTGGTTCGGCTCAACGATGAAGCAGTCCAGATTGATGTCCATGGGCCCGTAGGACGCCCCGTAATCCCAGGCGCCGTCCCTAGTCGGGATATCAACGATGCGGTCCTTTACAGGCGGCAGCAGTGGTACGTGGATACCGCTCAGGGCTATAGCTACGCCGAAGCTCAGCGATGGGACGCCATTGAAGATGAAGCCGAGCCACTGGTCGGTCATAAGTGAAGTCCCTGCGGATAGCCAAGCGCCTTGATGCGCTCCTGCTGTGCCGCGGTCTGCGCTTGAGAGAGCCTGCCGACGATTTGGTCGACACGACGCTCGCTGTCCACATGCATGTTCTCGACGTTGAACATGTGACCGCCGAACATAGGACTGTCACCTCCACCGCCTCCGCCTCCGCCTGCCCCGGACCCGCCGCTCGCGGTTCCTGGCGAAGCGCTGGCACCAAATGCGGCACCGACCGCAGTGCCCATGGCGTCGGAGAGGAGGGACGAGCCGGAGGTGATGCCCATGGCAGCGCCTTGAATCAGCGGCAGGCCAATCTCCTTCATGGCACGCTTGGACGGCGAGGCAATCAGACCTTCAGCCTGTGCTGCCAGGATGGCTGAGTCCACGGCTTGCCTAGCAGCCGCTTGAATGGCAGGCATGCTCTGCACGATTCCGGTTGCAATGCCATCGCCGATGGCGTTCCCAACCGGAGTAGCCTGCTGCGTGGCGTCGGGGATGGCAGAAGCGCCACTCGCAGCGTCGTGAACGGCATTCCGAATTGCCGGTGTGCCCTGCGTAACTCCGGCCGCTATTCCACTTGTGATGGCGTTGCCAATGGCCTGCGACTGCTGTGCTACCTCGGCAGGCTTCGGCAGTAGGTCTGGAACGAAGATTTTGTTTGGCTTGACGGCAGGACCACCGAAAGCAGACGCGCCCTGCGAGGCTGCGGCCATATCGATGACGACCTTCTTTTGGTCGTTGAGAATCTGGAGTTGGTCCTGCAACTGCTTGGTATGGAAATCATCGCCCTGGGTTTGGACCGTCTGGGTATCCTTTGCCAGGCCAAGTGCCGTAGTTGCCGCTTGGATTTTCTGGTTGGCGGCCAGGAGCTCTGGGGCAGACCCATCCAGTTTGATCTTCGCCTCATCCTGCGCCAGTTTGTTCTTGGCGTCCTCAGTCTGGAGGCCGGCGTTGGCGAGGCTATTCTGGTCCTGCGCCAACTGGTTTCGGCTCTGCTCAGCGCTGATCGCAGCGTTGATTCTCGAGAGCTCCTTATCCAGTGCATCAGTCTTCTGGCCCTGCGCCTGAAGGGACTGCTGCTGGATTTGCAGTTGATCCCGCTGGACCTGAAGTTGCAGGAGCGCAGGGTCCGTACCGCTCGTGTGTCCCTGGGCGGCCAGGAGATCATGCGACTTTGTGATCTGGTCCTGGATGGCCGTCGCCTGCTGCTGAAGGGTCTGAAGATACTGCTCGGCCGGCTGACGGGCCTGCTCGATCTGGTCCTTGATCTCGGTCCAGTGATTCTTGCTCTCGACCAGAGGTTCGTTCTGCGCATCGAAGGACTTTTTGAGCTCGTCCGAATGGGTCTTCGCCTCGTCGATCTGGACCGTCAGATCGTGCATCTGCGGTGTGGGTAGATTTGCCCACTCCTTCGCCTTCGCCGTCAGGTCGTCAAATTCCTTCTTGGCCGGGTCGACAAAGCCGGTCTTCAGCTCGGTGAGCATGTTCTGGTCGGCCTGGACGGCTGCGCTGTCACCGCTGGCTAGGTCGGACTGCAGCTTCTCCTGCCACTGCTCCTCAAGCTGCAGCATGTTCGCGTAACGATCTCTGGCCGATGCAAGGATGGACTGGTCACTCGCGGACAGTTGTGCGTTGACGCTGGCGTTCTTGCCGACCAATTGGTCGTAAGCCAGATTCGCTATCTGTAGCTTGGTGTTCTGGACATCGCTCCAGGCGCTGAGTTGGCTCTTCCAGCTTGACTCGATGGCCGTATTCGCCTCGTTCGCCTTCTTGATGCTCTGGTCGTAGGATTTTTGCTCCGCATCCCGCTTCTCGCCGAGACCGGCGATTTTGGCATCCAACTGCTTGCGGTCTTCGGCAGACATGGTCTCGGTGCTCTGCCGTTGGAGGCCGTTGATCTGTGCCTGGTAGCCCTGGATTGCCTGAAGCTGTTGTGATGCCGACTGGATGGACGAATCCCGAATGTTTTGCCAGTCTTCGACTGTGTGGTCCTTATACGTTCCACTGGCCTTTGCCATCTCGTCATAATCCTTCGAGATGGTGGCTGCCGAGGCATCGGTGGTTTTGGCCAGTGAGGTACTCGCCTTGGCCGCGGCGTCGCTATTCGAGGCGTTCTTATCGTGAGTCGCCTGCTCTTCTTTCCCCTCGTTGACAATGGAATCGACTTGTCCGGCAGCGTTGCTCTCGATCGCTTTGGCGGCTCTCCCATAAGCGTCCGCCTCGAGCTGCTTATCAGCGATTCTGGCCATTGCCTCTTCATGGACAAGTTCGGTGTGCTTCTTCTCCTCAGCGTCGGACATGACGTAGTCGCCGGTCTGTGGAGTGCCCGCACCACCTGCGGGCGGGGGCGGATTGGTGATACTTCCCGGTACAGGAATGAGATTGAGCGACTTAATTTGCGCCGCAATGTCCTTCATCCGGCTGATTGCTTCAGCCTGAACCTGGTCGAAGTACGGGTCCATGGAGCGCTTGACGGCATCGGACGGGCCCATAAGCCAGGCGGCGAAATCGCCGATGACGCCTTTTCCTGTGCCAGGCGACCAGTGCTGCGAGTTAGTCGCCTGGTCGTAATAGGGCTGCATTGAACGCTTGACACCGCCAGGATCTCCGAACAGTGAGTCGATCAGTTTGGGCAGAAGCGCTCCGCCCGACCGCTCGGTATTCATAAAGCTCTCTGCATCGGTCTTGACCTGATCCAGAGCGCCTTTTACCCATTCGGATATCTGCGAGTCGTCCTCGTGGCCGGGTAGGGCTACGCCAGTAAGGAGAGCCGTGAGGATGTTCCCGCCTTCCGTCTTCTGGACGAAGTTGACGGTGAACGTGTAAGCCTTACCAGCAAGAGTGGCGAGATCGCCGAGCTTTGTAATGAGATCCGTGAGGGGCGGAAGCAGATCAGTCCCAATCGAAACTCCGAGGACGGCGAGTTTCTGTTTGGCAATGTCCAGCTGGCGCGATGTGTTGCCGAGCGCCTCCTGGAACGCATCCTGGACCGGCGTCGCTCCTCCGGAGAAGGCATCCTGATTCGCCTTCTCGATTGACAGGAGATCAGCAAGGCCGTCGTGCAGGATGACAGTCGCGGCACGGCCGGAGATCATCCGGTTGCCGAAGATGCGGTAGACTTCGTCGCCCTGGACGCCGGCTGCATTCAAGTCCTGGAAGATGCCGACAAGGCCTCTGCTGGCTAGACCCGCAGAGGTGAAGTCGCTCACGAGATTGACGCCCGTCGTATTGGATAGCCTGGCGAGCTCCGTCTCGGCCGCCTTGGTCGGTGCGACGATCTGCTGCATCATCCGGATGATTTCAGTGCCGGACAGGGCGTAGTTCTGCCCATTCCGCGTCAGAGTCGCATAGACGGCTGAAACATCTGCCAGACTGACGCCCAAAGCAGCGGCCTGCGCCACAGCCTGCTGGCTGCCGGCGACGAACTGGCCAAAGCTCACGTTGGCGTTCTTGCTCGCGGTCAGCAGTGTGTTCATGAAGGCGGAGGCGTCATCTCCAGATGCACCCATGACGTGCAGTGCCTGCGCCAGCTCCTGGGTCGTTTCTGCGAGGTCGGAGCCGGTGCCGACGCTCGCCTGCATTGCAACCTGGACGATTTTCTGAGAATCGGCGAGGCTGAAGCCCTCGTCCGCGGCATGGCGGAATGAGGTTGCCAGAGCCTCGAATCCGACGCCGCCCTCTTGCGACATGCTCTTAATGGAGGCGTCAACCGCGCCCATATCGGACGAAGTCAGCAGGGAATTGGCGTGGAGCTGTTGGAGAATCTGCTGGTAGTTGGCCGCTGATTCAACGGCCTTGTCAAAGCCGAGCGCGACGGCACCAAGGGCGACACCTGTGGCGCCGAACGCCAACACGCTGCCAGCATTGAGGCTGGACATATTGCCAAGAAGGCTCGCGAGCGCGGTTATTCCAGATGTCGCCGCTGCGCCATCGAAGCCGACTTTAACGAGCAGTTCAGCCGCGCTAATAGACGTGGCGCTACCGTACCCGAACTAGATGCTCGGGAAGGGGTCAGCTAACGGACCCCCGGTAGTGGACGCACTGGGAAGGCGTCCGGTAATTGCCTGCGAACAGTATAGGCTAACAGGCCCCCTGTGTAGTAAGGCAGCCACCGTAGCCAGTCTTCGGAAGCGCCTTCGGCGTCGCGTTGTTTGCTGCGCCCGGCGTGGGCGGTAGTGGAGCTCCAGTCGGCGCTCGCGTGGGCACTGGCGTTGCGGATGGCCCAGGAGTGCGTGTTGGTGTCGCAGGGGCCGCAGTGGCAGTCCTAGTCGTCGGAATGGGGGTCGTAGCGGTCGGTGTTGACCCAGCTGGCGGGATTGGCGCTGGTGGCCTGCACCATGGAAGCACGAACAGCAGGATGCTTGCGACGAGTACCGTGCGAATCATGCCTATCTCCGATGGCCTGCATGTTGGCTTACGTTCGCATGATATTCGTCAAGCCCCTTGAGGTAGACGAGTCCGCGAGTCAGCCAGTAGTCACGGTTTGGGAGCTTCAGGAGCTCCCAGACGGGGCAGTGGTAGACGTCGTTGGCGACTCTGAGCCAGGCCCAGTCTGGGGGCTGGTCTCCGATGATGCCGCCGGTTGCGAACCATTGGAGCCACCGACGGCGTTCGATTCCCCCAGGCGGTAGTCCTCGAGAATGCGCGACCAGAAGTAATAGATGACCTTGCTGCTGATCCTGGCTTCCTTCAGCCCCTCCATGGTGAGCGGCACCAGCTCAGGGCTGTCCTTCGTCTTTTGGATATCCCATTCCGTGACGGCGGTCAGGAAGAGCGAGTAGATGGGCTCGACGATGCTTTTGCTCTCCAGATATGCCCGCTGCGTCCGCTCGGCATCCTCATCGAAGTAGTTGGGCCTGTAGGTTATCTTGACTACTTCTCCAGGGAAGCCGATGGGTTGAGCATCGATCTCCAGGGTGCGCTTGAGCGCGACTATGTCAACGGCTGTTATACCCAACGATCACCTCTTTATGGACTCGTCACCGCATTCTGCAAAGTCACCTTGATCGGATATCCGGCCGTCGGGTCGGCAATCAAGACGCACTCGTATCCTATGGCACGCACGCCCTCCTCGGAAGAGAAGGCGTCCGGCTGCCGGACCTTCAGCGGCATATCGATCTGCAACTTGTACTTCGTGCCGGTCCCCAGCGTCGGTCCACTGGCAAGCAGGCGGCAGTAGAACGTCGTGCCAGCACGCATGTAGCCCAGAGGCACCTTGCCGGCGCTGTCGGCCTCCATGACCAGTTTGACGACGGTTTTCGGGACGAGCTCGACGGTAGTCGCGTAGCTCGGGTTCGAGGTGCGCATTGGCCAGATGGGACCGTAGCGGCCGGTGATGGCTATCTCCAGGGAGAAGTCGCGCTCGAGGTAGGTGGTGCCGATGGACCCGAAGGACGAGTCGATGAAGACGTCAAGCTGATTGCCGAGAATCGGCATGATAGGCAGTTGGTTCGGAGCGGCGCCCGACCCGAGAGTCGTTTGCGCTACCGTCGCGGCCGGCGCGGTGCCGCCTGTAAGCAGAGAACCATCGACGGTGATCGGGTTGATAAAGACATGCAGCAGTGCGCTCGCGAACGTCAGGATGTAGCTCGTGCCAGCGCTTCCGGTGACCAGGACGTTGCCAGTCCCAATGTTCGGGAGCGCCTGCAGGGCAGTCTGGAGAACCGACGTAGCGACGTTGTACACGGACCTGACGGTAAGGCCGTTATAGGTGATATCGAACGTGCCGCCAGCTGGAGATCCAGTGATGGTGATGGTCTGGACAGCGGTGGCGTTCGGGCCGACGGTGAGCGGCGCCTCGGTATCCATGAGGGTGCCGATCATCTTGCCCTTGAACGTCGGCGACTTCCGGTTGAACGTCCAGGTGCCGTCAATCAGAAAGGCGTTCATCATCCGCTCGGCTTCGACAGCGTCGCCGGTCTCAACGGTGAAGAACATGGGCGTATCCGGGCTGTCGAAGCTCGGCTGCATGACGTAGGACTTGCCGCCCGAGATAGTGCCTGGCGACCCATCAGTCGTCAACAGGCTCGCGAGCATGAACAGCGACTCGTTGTAGTCAACGGGGCCGGACAGGTCAATATCCGTCCATTCCTCATTGACGGCCACGAAGTTGGGGAATTTGAAGCCGGAGCCGACAAACTCCTCGGTGGACGTCATGATGTGCGGAGTCGCCTTCAACGTCTGCATGATATGCGTCGTCGCTACGGGGAGCAGGACGTTGCTCTGCACCCCGAGCTGGAGCCTTTGATCTACATCTATGCGCTCGACCATTGCCAATCCCTCCGGCGTCCCAAGTTGGGACGCCACCAACTAGGCGCCTATATTGCGCTCGCGTGTACACGAAACTCTTGAAGCACGCTGCTCCACTCATCGCCCTGGTCGACACCGCCCCTGGGACGAGTGGATTCGCGAACGCAGTCGTAAACAATGCCGCCAGACGTCTCAATGGGCAGATCGCCCCTGGCAGGAACGAGTGTCAGCACGTCATAAATCCTGCGGATGGCGATCTCGATGGTGGATATCGCCGTGCCAGCGCAGAACGCCTCAACCCGATAGACGCAGTTCACATGGGTCTTGATTGCACCGAACCCTGCCAGCGCGTCGACGCCGGACACCATGTCGTAGATGACGTATGGCAGCGCGGCTCCGAATGGTGCTCGAGAGCGATAAACGCCCGCGACGTTGCCCATCAGGCGGGTGTCGCCAAGCATCTGCGCCTGCATCCAGCGCCCGACGAGGAAGATTTCACTGGTATTGAGTGGGAGAAATGGGCTGATGCTGACCGTACCGAGCGGTGGATGCGCTGTTGCGTCAGCCATCAGCCCACCAAGTCGTAGAAGAAGCCCTTGGCGTCTGCCATGACGCTTTCGGCTGCAGGAACAAGGTATGGCTGCGCCTGCGTATGCAGCGTGCCAAACTCAACGTCGGCGCCGTAATCCTGGCAGGGGCCAATCAACGCTTCATGCGGGCCGGCTGTTGCCTCGTCAAGGAGATGGCCAGGTCGAAGATCAGATGCAGTACCGGCTGCCTCTGGGTAGGTGCTTTGCTTGGTGGTCGTGACGTAGATGCCCTCGGCGAGGGCTCCAGTCAGCTTCGGAGCGTTCGAGCTGGCCGTAGAGGCAACCTTCTTGCCGAGCGCAAACAGACGCTCATCAGCAGCCTCGCTTATTGTGGCTGCGAGGCCGTCCAGGATGCTGTGGACGAGAATGACGCTGACGTTTAAGCCTGCCAAATGCACGGGTCCGAGAGCCAGCTAAAAACGGGCTCAGTGGATGGCGCAGCTGAATACAGGCGCCGAGGAAATCTAGGCTCGGAGTGTCTTCTGCTGTTCCTCCTCGGCCGATTGCTCAGCCATGTGGCGGAGCTCTTCGAGGGTAATGACGTTCAGATGCATCGCTCCGCGGTGTGGTGAATCTATCACCAGCACGCCATTTTGAATACGTGCGAACGGTAGATCGCAACGACCGCAAATGAGGCTTCGGCGTGACGACATCCGATACTCCAGTCCGATTGATAGTAGCAGGATTTCAAGGGCAGGCTATGAGACTCCCCTGTGCCAGAGCTCCATTCAGGAAGTATGCCTGCCGGCAGACGTTCGGCTGAGGCGTCGGTGATGGTGTGGGCGTGGGCTGATTGCCTACGGTGACGGACACCGATCTTGAAGGAGATATCTGCCCCGTCGCTCCATCGCCAACCCACGCGGCAGCGCCATAGGTGCCAGCTGATGTGTATGTGTGAGAGAACACATGCCCCTGCTGCCAGTTCGCCGAGGTGCCGTCCCCATAGGCCACGGCGTAATACGGAACTGTCGCCTGTCCAGTGATGGTGAACGTCGCGGTCAGGCCGGTCCCGCTCAGCGAAACAGTCGGTGCCACGAGCCCGGTCGGAGATGGAGTTGGCGTCGGTGTCGGTGTTCGCGTGGGCGTCGGCTGTGGCGTCGGCGTCGACGGGTCCGCCGTCGACGCGAAGGTCATTGTGTTCATCCAGAAGTTCGGCCAGGTCGTCGTGCCGTCGTTGTAAATGCCCTCTTCGAAGGAGACTCCGACCGAGACCATGTTCGCGTCGAGCAGGTTGGCGAGGTGCGGTGGGCTATTGACGTACTGATTGAATGTCGCGGTCGGGTCACCGGACCCGTTGCCGGCGATATTCTCGTCGATGCTCTGCGTCGGGCTCCCGCAGTTCTGCGTGCGGGCCAGCGTTGCACCGTAGCTGTCATGCGCAAAGACGCCTGTGCTGGCCATTTGCAGGGAGTGGGTGTCGGCGCTGCGCTCGAGGCTGGGCGATACCGATAAGGCGGGAACGCCGTGGCTGGCACGTAGTTGGTTCGTCATATCAATGACGGCCTGCTCGTTCGCGTTCGGTGTCGAATGCGAAGAGCCGCACACGGTCGTCTCTCGAGTGCTGGCCGCTGCCGAGAGCGGTGGGCCGACAACGGATGGCGCAGCAGTCTGCCCCACATGCCCCTGCGAGAAGGCGATGTGCGGAGCCAGCACCATCACAAACGCCAACAACGCAAACAGCGGAATTAGCTTCTTCATTCGATAACGGACCCGAGCCATCTCTCCGTCGCTCCATAGGTCATCGGGTCTTGCCGAGCTTCAATGCGAATCGTGAGTCCTGGCAAGACCACGAGATCCTCGATATGCACGTCGATAGGCGAGCCGACCACAATAGATGGATCGATGAAGTCGATGACCCAGCGGCTATGCGCCTCAACCCTGTCGACGTATTCGCCCAGCTCAGCCGGCATACGGTACGGACTAACGTGCGTTGGAACATCTGTGGCGTAGGTCACCGGCGCCTGAGTACGACCGCCCATATTGTCGGAAGTGCTGGATGGACGCTGAAGCGTGGCACGGTCCCTGAGAAACCTGGAGGCCCGGCGAGCCGCATGGTCCTGATGTGGAAGCGTCATAGCATCCGCAAGCCATTGGCAAGCCTGAATGTCGATGCCCTGTTCGCCTCGAACGGATTGAGTCCGAGCAGGACGTCCACAATCTCGTCACCACGGTTCATGAGGATGGAACCCAGCATCATCCAATCGACCTGATTGGACATGCTGCGTGAGTCCCCGAACTGCTCCATGGTGTAGCGCGAGAGCTGCGGGCTCAGCATCGCCGCCAGGTAGTAGATGCAGGCGTTCTTGCTCTCCTGCGACGTCAGGTCCACCGCAGGATTTGCGCCTGCAACCCGCGTGAGAAAGCGGTTCTCCGCCTCACCCTGGAAGATGGAGAGCTCAATGGTAGCGTCGGGCAGCACCGTGGCATCAAGTTCGATGTCCAGTGCTGCCCGAACGGCAGCCCAATCAGAGGTATCGAGGATAGGAGGCATTTATCTCCGTCTGGTTCTCGTCGGTTCGGAGGCTTCTTCCTCCTCTTCCTCTTCCTCTTCTTCGTCGTCCAGTGTCACCTCTTCAGTGCGAATCGGTGACGTGTCGTCGGGGCCATCGCACTGCTCAATCTGACGCAGTGAAATCTGCGCGTCGACCATGGGCGTTCGAGCTACGAGCACGGGAGTAGGCCCACAGACAAACACCTCGTTCGTTGCACCGGGATGCTGCTTGTGGCGCTCGTACAGGCCGATGCGATAGCCACCGTCATGCATCTGGCGGGCAGTCCCACGGACCCATATCTTCGAGTAGGTCTTCTCCCGTTTCCTTCGCTCTGCCATATACCCTCCTTCAGAGATGTGTGGCTAGGTCAATGCGCCGGTCGTCGTGATGGTCACGAACAGGCCGGTCCCAGCGGTGCCGGAGCCGATCTGATCGATATCCACCGTGATGCGGTCTCCGGCTGTCAGTGCCACGATATCAGGCAGCGTGGTCGAACTGGCGTGCGCCGAGGTCGCAATCGTCGGCCGGTTGCCCTGCGTCGTGAACACCGTGGTGCCGTTCTGATTGACATCAATGATGAAACTCGACGTCGTCGGAGCCGTCTCCAGATAGGCGCGGATGTCGACGATCGTCTCGTTCTTACCAATCAGAAACGCGAGCTTCTCTACTCCGGTCGTCTGCGCACCGGCAATGTAGAAGCAGTGGTCAATCTGGCCCGAGACAAGGCCGCCGGCATTGGCAGCAAGTGCCGCTGCAGGAACGGTCCCGTCCTTGATCTGTGCGCCGTCGAACTTCACGCCAAGGATGAGTTCATCCAGGTTCGTGACCCTCGACGTCTGTGGTGTCGTCATGAAGCCTCCTCCTTACGAGTGGCCGCTATGCGTTGACGTTGAGGGTCTTGACGGCGAACTGATCGAAGACGTCGTAGCCCTCAACCTCTGAGAGGGTGATGACCTGCGTCTGCCGCTTGATCCACTTATCGACTTCGCTGATCTCGCTGCCGATTTCGACCACACGCTCAATCGCCCACTGGCGGTCGAACCCGATGATCTTGAGCGACGGCGCCGCAGTGGTATGGCCGACGCGAACACTATCAGCCAAGCCAGGATTGATTGGAGCAAATGAGCCGTAGGTGCTTGCCGGCAGGAATGCCAGCGGGATATTGGCGCTGCCAGCGTTCAGAAGCTCCAACTGCAGGTAGACGTCATCCTGGACGATGGCATGGGTGATGCTGTACGGATTGACGAACTTCAGCTTGAACGCGAGCCAGGCCTTGAGGGTCAAGGTGCCCGCAGTCGCGCCAGTATCGAGCGCGGTCAAGTTGTAATTCGTCGCGGCCGTATTGGCGTTGCCGTCACCGTTCAGCATGATGTCGAGAATGGCGGCCAGCTTATTGATCTCGGTCCGAAGGGCGATACGTGCCAGGTGGAGCGCCACGAGGTCGATTCGGCGGCGCCGCATCTCTTC